AGTTTTACCCTGGCTTGATTCACCAAAAAGCTCGATGGCAAAAGGAGCTCGACGTGTGCCCGATGATATCTTCATAGCTATATAATCATTCTTCATCAATTTTAATTTAAGAACCTTGTCACTGACAATTTTCTTATCAAAACCTATTAATGATGACATTAAATTGGACATCCTAATAATCAGATTATCTAATCTATGATTAAATTCTGCATCGGAAACGCCTAAAATGCGCTGCAAATTACCATTTTTGACTAAATCCCACCACATTAATATATTAACATACTCCTCATCCAATTCTAATATAGAGAAGTCGTTTAATAATAATGGCTGGATAGAACCTGTTTTAAAACATAAATACATTCCTTCAGTAAAATATGCAATGGTTCCAAATATAGCTTCGGCCAAATCAAAGGCGGTCAAATGTTTCTTAAACAAGCTCTCATCAAACATTTTGAAACCTAAAATATCAAATGTTAAATCAGATGCTTGACACAACCCTAATGTGACACACACACTCATCAATTTTGAAAATTGCTTAAAAGCCTTATTTTCTTTAACTAATGACCAATTGCTCTGCACATTTCGTAAAACATCAAGCCAAGACGGATCAAGTAAATCAGATTGTCTATCAAATGTCAAATCATCAAGAACACTCTTAACGTATGACATAACAGTATGTAACATAGAAGATGGTATCATATCTCTAATGTACAAAAGTAAAGCGGAAGTCAAATGAGTGAGTGTTTTACACTCACTCAAATTGACAAAAAGGGCACAAAGGCCCTCACAAATCCTCATCGTGGAATCGTCAATATTCACATGCGCAAATCTTGCGATATCCAATAATGGAGCGCGCATTGAAAATAAATCTTCTACTCCGAACTGAGGTTTGTAACTAATTAATCCTTTTTTGTTTTGGAGGTTGGAATCCTCACATGAATAAACAAAGCTATTCCTAGCACTCGTTAATATATTCTTAATTAAAGAAAACAAAACGGATTTCACGTTTTTAACCATGATGATTGTTATTTTAATGGATCTCGGTGTGGGCAACACCTATCCAAAGGTAATAGAACCTGAATTAAAATAAGCCCGTGTCTACTAATCCAATATAGGTACTTCCTTATTTGGAATTAGGCTTTTAAAGACTTATCACGCTCGACTAACGTGAATACTTGTCCTCACAATTTATTTCATTCAAACGAGTTGTGAATCTCGCGAAAGTCCTTTCGGACAAGAATACTGCAAATCTTGATTGCAACTATCAACTACAGTATTCAAATAATCCTCATAAGAGGAACTATATCCGTTGCAAGATATAGATTTTAAGTACGTTTCAGCCATAAAGGCGGGGGTGTACTAAACCTAGAATAAATCTCATTTCAAACTATGCGATTGTGTTATAGTGCGCAACAAGCGCAAAATAACGTTCTACATAATAAGGGGCCTGACGGCCCTAACAAATGGCGTCCATGCAAGCAAAAAGCTTGCATGGACG